CACTGATTGCCTGTGAGCCTATACCGAACAAACCGCCCCCCATTGGGGCATTCTCAAAAGGTGAAACAAACGTATCGCCAGCCGCGTTCGCACCGCCGCCGTTGATCATGTCGATGTACCAAGGAACCTCGATGCCTGTTTGCGTGTCAACGTAACCATAGCCAAAGCGACCATCGTTGTTCTTGCCGCCTTTTTTATTGAACGATGCAACTTGCTTACTCCAATCTGGCGCGCTTGTATCATATGTCGGCGTAGCCTCGCCACCACCCTTGCCAGATGTTCCTGACTGCTCTTGCGGATCAGACCCGCTGTCAGATGGGTTGAAATTTGCTGGGCGCAGCTTTGGACGAATTGATTTCTTATCCTCGCCCTTATCCTTCTTCTTGAATAAGCTCATTTCTTCTTACCGCCCTTACGGCCTTTTTTCTTATAACCACAAGCCATGTTAATTCCATCCTATCTTGCTAAGAATGCTACCATCTTTCATCTTGCGACCTTTTAAGTTCTGCCGTGTCTGCTTTGCAGTCGGCTTGTCACCCATGATTGTGCTTTTTGTTTTCTGTATCTTTTGACGAACACATCCACCCTTGCACAAAAACGGGTTCTCACATGCTTCACCTGTAACAGGACACTGCATCATTTTTTCCTTCTCTTTTTCATAGGAACACAGCGGTCTTTACCGCCCTTGGTGCCAGCATAGCGATAACCTTTCCAGCAGGCTTTGCCATCCGCACCTTTTTTCTTTGTGGTTTTCTTGGCCATGATAACCCCATTAGTTGAGGCAAACATAGCACACTAGGCGATGCCGCGCAAATTCCTTCTTATCGGCCCACTGCCCCAGTTATCTGCTGGCCTGTATCCAACCGCTAGGTACCGAAACGCATCAGCGCCGTGTGATGTCCAATCGTGAAGCGGACGCCCGCGCCATGTCTTTAGCTTTTCATCAAAGTCCCTGCGATACTGACGCAATGCCTCAATCCCGCGCTCACAGTTGCCACCATCAAACCAACACCGTGCAAGCATGGATCGTGCTGCTTGAATACCATCGTCTACACTCAGCTTCGGCGCAATCTCGACATCCCGTATGCCCAGCGCTTCAAGCGTTTCAAGCCTGCTTTTCCCCGTTCCCAGTTCTTTGACACGGACGTCATGCGGCAGAATGTGCTGTTCGTAGTGATACGGTTTTTCACTGAGCGCTTTGGCATATGCGTCTAAACCTACCCCGCTATTTTCGTGATAGTCGATAATGCGTATTTCCTGACCATAGAACTGCGCAAACCAGATCGCCGTGCTGTCACCAATACCCAAGTCCCACGCTGTCACAACGCCCAGCGCTGGATCGTATGGCACACGGGTGATGCGGCTGTCGTTCATGGCGTCTTTCATTTCGACTGCGTAATAAGCCCCTTGGATCGCCGCCTCGAAAGAACACTCAAACTCTTGCTCGTAGCGGTCATCGCCCATTGCGCGTCTTGCTTCTTCAAGTTCGCCCTGATCCAGTATTCCTGTTTCTGACGCTTTAAACATCGCCGCGTACCAGTTGGGATCGTCTTTGGCGTCACTGTAGATTTCCCAGAACTCATTTTTGCCCTTTGGTGTTCCAATGAATGTTGCCTTGCCCCTACGATCCGCCAGCGCTGGACGGATGACTGTCGGCCACGCTGATGCAGGGAAGTCTGCGGGTTCGTCTAGCACCACTGCATCGAAGTACAAGCCACGCATGGCGTTGTAGTTGTCTGCGCCGAACAGACGAATACGCGCACCATTAGGGAAGTCGATGCGCAGTTCAGCAATGTTTACTTTGATGTCTGGTATCGCTGCGGTGTATTCCAGTAGGTAATCCCACGCTATGGCTTTTGATTGGCTGAGATAAGGCGCAATGTAAGCGACACGCACGTTTTCAAGGGGAGTGGTGTAACATGCTCGGATAAGATCATTGATAGCAGCAACCGTCTTGCCGAACCGTCGATGAGCCACAAGGCAAGCGTATCGCTGTTTCCGATTGTGAAACTCAATCGCCTGTTGTCGAGGAACATATCCAGTGCGCACACGGATCGTGTCGCCTTCGTCAATCACTCGCCCCATTCGACGACGACCTTTTTAGCGCCATTAACTTCATGCTCTGTGGTTTGCTTTTCACGCCATTCGTCTGCAAACCTATTTTTCATCTGAAAGATCATCAGTGTCGGGTTTGGCGTTACGTTTTCTGGGTTAAGACCAAGAGCCGCTGAACGTAGTGCGTTTTCCCAGAAACCTTGCGCAAATTCGCGCCCCCTTTTTATGGCGTCCGAAAACTCTGGGTATTTATCACGCCATTCATACAACGTAGAACGTGCAATATCTAACTCTAATGCGATCTGCGTTAGGCTATATCCTTGTTTTCCAAGGGAAATTACTTTCTTGCAGATTTCTTTGTCATACTTGGGTGGTCTACCCATTTCAGTTTCGTCAGCCATAGTACCGTCCATAGTGGGTGCGTCTATATGTTGTGTAATATAGCGTAGAACATACAAAGAAAAAAGCCCCTGATGTGAGCGATGAACACCAGAGGCTAGTGAAGTGAGGCAGAAAGAGGCAGGGAGTGACCGCTTTTGCCCGTGATCACTTCCTGTCTATCGTACCATAATTCTACGGTTTTTCGACCTTTTTGTAAACCTCTGTGTTCTGTCGAGGCAATGTCCACTTATTAATCTCGGCCACGATCATGTTCTCTGATGCGCCCTCTACGAACGCAATGTCCTTCACGGTCATCTGGATATTTAACATGCGGTTGATGCGCTGCGCGATCTGTGACGCCCTGTGCGGCCATCTGTAGTTGTAGTCACGCGCTGCCATCTTTGGGGTGCGCGGCTCTTGCTTACGCTTCTGTGGTGTCACCTGTGAGGCTTCCATAGCCTTCATTTTTTTAAAGCCCTCTTGTTCACGTTTCAGGCGATACATTTCGCCGATTTCGGTTTCTGTCGGGCGTCGTCCATAAAGTTTCGTAAAACTTTCCGTCAAATTTACCATTGTTTCCCTCAAATTGGAACGCCAGTGATGTCTGGGTTCTCGGTTTTTTTGTGTTCGATCACGCGCTCTAAATACCCCTTGATTTCTCTCAAGCCATGCTCTGCTGGCATCTGCGGGTTGGCGATGTGCGCGTTGCACAAGTTCACCGCCATTTGCAAATACTTCAATTCCTGATTGCTGGTCATTACCACCACCCTTTTATTATACCTGCTGCCCAAAGAAGAACCACCGCCGTAGCGATGATCCCAATGATAACATCTTCCCATGTCCACTTGCCATAACGCATTAGTACGACCCCCATGCAGCTTCATGGATTTCTTCATCGTAGTTGCTGTCAATATGATTTCTGACGCGGGCTGGGATTTTGTATGCATCCCTGCCTGCGATCTTGTCACGACCATCTGACAGGTAGGTATCCTCTACATCAAAGATACCTTCGTCAAAGTCCAAGTAGCCATCAAACACAACGTCCAGTTCGATGTGACGCACATTTAACGTCAGTGTGATGTGATGTGGTAAACGTCCGCGCATTATGCCTGCTCCCCGTCTGTTGCGTATGCTTTGAAGCCAACACGCTTGTTCAATAAATTGATTGCCGCGTCGAAACCTAAGTTTTTCTCGACAAGCAACCAAACACGGCGCAAGTTGCCTGCCTGACCCACATATTCGTTTTTAATAACGAACACTGCATAGCCACCCTTAGACTTGTCTTGACCGTGTAGCGATGCTTCTCTACCGAACGCAAAGTACGCATTGCGCTTGCTGTTCTTTTGCGCGATTGCGGTGTTTTTATAAACTTCTGCTGACATTTCGATTTCCCTTCGTTGTCTGTAATAACCTTAAATCACACCTTGCAAGGTAATGCAACCCCCTTATTTACATTTTCGTGTTATTTTTTTACTGTCGGCCAAAACAGGATTAACTATGTACAAAGTTGAACTTGAAATTTCAGGTCAGCCACTAGGCAAGGGACGACCGCGCTTTACGAAAACTGGTCACACCTACACCCCGCAGAAAACAAAAGAATATGAACGTCGCATTCACGCTGCCGCATGGGCCGAAATGGCAAAGCACAATATCGACATGACAGACAGGCCAGTCTCTATCGACATCATCGCGTTTATGGAAATCCCTAAATCGTGGTCAAAGAAAAAGCGCTTAGAGGCTGAATATGGCGCGATTAGCCCTACGGGTAAGCCAGACATCGACAACATTGCTAAAGCGGCTCTGGATGGCCTTTCAGGGACGCTCTATACCGACGACAAGCAAGTCACCAGCCTGCGGGTCAAGAAAACGTACTGCCACCCTGATCGCGGGCCTGTTCTTTATGTTTCAGTGTCTTGGACTGACGAAGGGGCATAAGGCGCATACGACCAATCAGAGCCGTACTTTTCACGCCATTCTCGTTTACCCTTGTGAATTGCCATCTTGCTGTCGTCGAACAACGCCT